TGAATAAAACAAAATATAAATTTAACGAAGGGACTCTTATTGAAGAGTTCCATAATTACATAAACTCAACATACAACGCTCATTATGGCCAAGGTGGATTACAATCTTCTGAAGTCATTGTTGATCGTGGCCATGGCATGGGATTCTTTTTGGGTAATGTAGACAAATACAATGCTCGCTATGGCAAAAAAGGCGACACCCCAGAAGATCATAGAAAGGATCTAATGAAGGTGTTACATTATGGTCTACTTGCATTATATGAACATGACCGAATTAATTTATAAATTGATGACAAAACACTTTACTTTTGGCCCAATTTGTGATATAATATATACTACTAACTGAAATGATGGAGACTATATGATAATTTCAACCGACACCCTCAAAGTGTTACAAAACTTTGCTACCGTTAACCCTAACCTAGTGATGAAACCTGGCCAGAAAGTTAAGACAATTTCTGAAGCTAAAAATATAATGGCAATTGCTGAAATCACTGAGGACTTTCCCGTCGAATTTGGGGTCTATGATCTTAATGAATTCCTCTCTGTCCACAGCTTGATTGAAAACGCACAAGTATCCTTCAATGAGAAATCAATGGAAGTTGCTAGTGGTGATCAACGAATCCAATACTACTACGCAGAGACTGATATCCTAACTCAGCCCACTAAAGATATCACGATGCCTAATGCAGAAGTTGGTATCAATCTATCAGAGGCTATCTTGGATAAAATCAAGAAGGCAGCTGCAGTACTGGGTCACTTAGAATTGTCAATCAGTGGCGATGGTGGTGTTATTACTGCCAAGGTGCTAGATGTTAAAGATGCCACTGCTAATACATTCGATATCATCATTGACAGGGATAACGCATGTAAGGAAACATTCAATTTTGTGGTTAATATCCCTAACTTGAAACTATTGCCGGGTGATTACTATGTATCAATTTCATCTAAGTTGATATCTAATTGGCAGAATACCAATTACCCTGTAGAATATTTTATCGCACTAGAGAGATCTAGTAGCTATGGTGTATAAATAACATTACACAACCGAATTATACCTTGTTATGTTTATATAATAAGGATAATATGGGGGCTGCCGAATAATCGGGGTCCCTTAAATTAGTCTAAACTCTGGAGAAATACTATGACTGAAGAAGTAACTCAAGCTCAAGAAGAGCAAGTAAACCTGTCCTTACAGGACATTGCAACATGCGTACAGGTAATTGATATCTGTTCAAAGCGTGGCGGGTTCGAAGGACCTGAAATGGAAGCCGTCGGCGGACTTCGCAACAGGATCGTTAAGTTCCTAGAAGCGAACAAAGCGGCAGAAGGTGAGCAGCCTGAAGGACAAGTTCCTGTAGCTGATGCCGAAGTAGCTGAAGACGCCTAAGTAGGCAATTGAGCTAGACCCTCATAAGGGGTCTGGCCATTCGGTAAGACCCTAATCGGGTCTTGCCACTTTTTATTATTAAGGAATATATTATGAATCTCAATGAATGCAAGAGCCTTATCGAGGCTTTACTTAAAGGTACAGTCACTGTAACCTTTCAAAAGATTGACTCAGACGAAATTCGAGTCATGCCCTGCACGTTAAACCCAGTCGTATTAGAAGCTTACGGAATTAAATCTGTAGTCGAAAGCGTTAGTCCTGAATCCGCACATTTGGCCGTATGGTCACTTGATAAAGATGCATGGCGATCGTTTCGGGTGAGCACTGTTACTGGCTGGGAGGTTCTTTAATGAATGACTTCCTTTGGGTTGAGAAGTATCGACCACAGATAATTGACGATTGTATTTTACCGAAACACATAAAAGAAACTATGAAGCAAGTTGTTAAAGGGGGTGAACTACACAACATGCTTCTGACCGGCACGGCTGGTCTAGGTAAAACTACAGTCGCCAAGGCTCTGTGTAATGAATTGGGCGTTGACTTTTTGTTAATCAACGGATCCGAAGAGGGTGGAATTGATACCCTTAGGAATAAAATTAAGCAGTTTGCATCATCAGTAAGTTTACAGGGTGGCTATAAAGTAGTCATTCTGGATGAGGCAGACTACCTTAATCCCCAATCGACTCAGCCCGCTTTGCGTGGTTTCATTGAGGAGTTCTCTGCTAATTGTAGGTTTATATTAACTTGCAATTTCAAGAACAGAATCATTGAACCACTGCATAGTCGTTGTTCAGTTATTGAATTTAACATATCCAAGAAAGATTCCACAGAATTGTGCGGCCAGTTCCTAAAACGCTGTCAGTTCATTCTTACCAAAGAGCGTATCCAATATGATACTCCAGTTGTTGCTGAATTGATCATGAAACATATGCCCGATTGGCGTAGAGTGCTCAATGAGTTGCAAAGATATTCAACGTCAGGTATTATTGATACTGGTATATTGGTATCACTATCAACTGTGTCAGTTAATGAACTCATGGTTGCTTTGACTAAGAAAGATTTCAAGAAGATGCGACAATGGGTTGCAGATAACATTGACACTGAACCAGCTGCTGTGTTCCGTAAGATATACGATAACATGGGTGAATATGTCTCACCGACCTCTATCCCTCAGCTAGTGTTAATACTTGCAGACTACCAGTACAAAAACGCATTCGTTGCTGACCATGAGTTAAACCTTGTTGCTTGTTGCACGGAGATCATGGCCGGAGTATCTTTCAAATGAATCCGTTTGAGTATGTTAATAGTATTAATTTATCCAAGAAGGATATAATGCACGATGATGTGGCCGAGAAGGCCTACGCGCCATTTATGGTAAATAGAGCTTTATCCTACTTTATGGATACGGTTTTGTTTGCTAATGAAATGAATGTTAATCACCACCTAGATTCAAAGCTTCAATATCATTTTCTTATAAATATAATTAAGAAGAAGAAACGGTTCTCAAAGTGGCTTAAGCCAACTGAGGTGGAGAACCTAGAGCTCATTAAAGAATATTATGGTTATAGCAATGAAAAAGCTAAGTCCGTATTACCATTATTTAATAATGAAAGTATTGAACAATTGAAATTGAGGATTTACAAAGGTGGAAAACGAAAATAACATTGAAGTCAAGGATTGGACTCCGGCGTCCATGCTTGAAATTACCCTGAACGAACCTGATGATTTTTTAAAAATTAGAGAAACCCTTACACGTATAGGTGTTGCTTCTAGGAAAGATCAAAAGCTCTATCAGTCCTGTCACATATTACACAAGCAAGGCAGATACTTTATAGTTCACTTTAAAGAGCTATTCTTACTTGATGGTAAGCCGTCATCATTGATGGTTAATGACCTAGAACGAAGAAATACCATATCGACATTGCTATCCGATTGGGGACTTGTTACTATTGTTAACCCTAGTGTTGCACAGAATACCGCGCCACTAAGACAGATCAAGGTAATCCCTCACAAGGAAAAAAGCTATTGGGAATTATGTCCCAAGTATAACATAGGTAGCAGCAAGCAGTAGGAAAGAATGGTAAGAAGGATTTTTAAGCGATTTCATAAAATAATGAAATCCGGCAGATTGAATAAAGTAGTTAAACAATTCTGCGTATAACTAATTTGTAATTCACTTAACTGTGCGTTATAAATAACTACAGGATGCCGAATTGGTCGGGTCCGAAAACTTTGCTCATAAGAGGAATTAAAAATGGTAAGAAATACTATGAACGTGCCGCGTTCTTTATTCATCGGGTTTGAACCCATACTAAACGAACTTGAAAGAATCCACTCAGCTGGAAGATCCCAAGATAACTATCCACCCCACAATGTAGTGAAGGTCGATGATGAAAATTTCATTATTGAACTTGCAGTTGCGGGTTTTTCACCAGAAGACATCAACGTCGAAGTGAAGGATGGAATTCTATTAGTTAAAGGCGAAAGCGCTAGTGATGAAAGAGAGTATGCATATAAAGGTATATCATCCCGCAAATTTGAGAAGTCCTTCCGACTCTCTGAATTTGTAGTTATAGACGGTGCTGATCTAGTGAACGGAATACTCGTGGTGAATGCCAGGGTTGAAGTTCCAGAGGAGAGGCGTCCTAGGAAGATTCAATTAGGGTCTGCTGGGGCATCAAAGAAGAAGGAGTTCTTGCAAGAGTAACTCCGGTGAGCAGCGAAAACCCAGTGGAAGTAATAAACTTTTACTGGAGCAACACTATGAAGACTATCATGCAATTAGCAAGAAAGTATGACGATATTAGTGAGACCTTAATTAGTAGCTTATTTACAATAGTATGTGGAATTGCAATTTTAGGAATTGCACCTGCTGTTATTATTTTAGCCGCTAACTAAGGCCAATCGAATATCTATTTGACATCATGCGGGGGACGTAAAAACTCCCCCAAACTTTTAAGTACACATAAGTGTAAACTTATGCAGAAACCCCTTTACTTTTGTCTCGCAATGTGATATAATATACATATATTAAAAAGGTGACCTTACATTATGGAATTTTACACTAACGTAGCTCGTTATGGCAATATGTTACTCTATCGTGGGTATAAGAACGGCCGCAAAGTTCAAGAAAAAATCAAGTACAAACCAACACTATTTGTTAACACACCTAAACCTACACCATGGAAATCTCTGACTGGAGTTCCTGTTGCACCTGTGCAGATGGAGTCTATGCGAGATGCCAAAGAATGGATTGCTGCTAATAAACAGACTGCTGGTAGGTTAATATTCGGAAACGACAAACACATACATTCCTTTATCAACGATGAGTTCCCCGGAATCATCGAGTGGGATCGTGCTAAGATTAATGTGACGTCATTTGATATCGAGGTTGCTTCTGATGAGGGTTTCCCATTACCCGAAGATGCTAATTATCCAGTTATCTCTATTGCTTTAAGAAACAATATTGATAACATCTATTACGTTTGGGGTCTTAATGACTATGACGTATCTGCTAAGTTAACAGACAAAGAAGTCATTTATAAGAAGTGCGGCTCTGAGGCTGAACTGTTATCAGATTTCATATATCACTGGTCACTTCCTAAAAACTGCCCCGACATTATCACCGGCTGGAATGTTCGATTCTTTGATGTTCCGTATCTCGTTAATAGAACACTTAAAATACTCGGTGAGGACATGGTTAAACGATTCTCGCCCTGGGGATTAGTAGACCGATATGACGTCAAGATCATGAATAGATCACAGGCTACATATGATCTCAAAGGCATAGACACTCTTGATTACCTAGAGCTCTTTAAGAAATTCGGG